ACCACTACCTCATCCCAACCATCATTGACCACCTTCATGGCATTCTGAGAGTGTGCAAAGAACAGTTTTGCTAGGTCTGGTGCAAACTTGGTGAGCATTCGTTCCATTGCATCAATGTAGTCCTTGATCATGTCTCGCAGAAGAATCTTGATTTCGGCATATGACATGTCCTTGACGATCTTGGAAGTCTTTGGATCAACATTGTAGAGAGAAGACGTGTTTCGTGGGTCCATCTTTGACCATGCATCAGGAGCGCGGGAAGGTTGCACACGCTTTGGTCCGCCATACTTCTCGATCAGTTTCACTATTTCCTTCTGCCCAAACTTCTCCGCCTCCTCTTTGATGGCTTTCCCGTTAGGGGCTCCATCAGTAGAGAGCATGTACCATTCCAACCAACGTCTTCCGGTCTTATCGGGTCGAGACATAATGTCGTTAGGTGCGGACACCATAACATCAGCCTCTAACTCAAAGACCATTCCACCCCTAACATTGATGCCCCCTGTGACAACAGTAGGATGCATTTGGGTTGCAGCCGAAAGAGACTTTCGCTTTCCCTGCATCTTGATGATATCATCAAGGTATTGTGCATTGGTCACATGAAACACAGTGGCTCGTGGGAGTTTGGTGTTAAGCGCGCGCTTGAGCATCTTGGCACTCAGTGGGACATGAATGTCAGCAAAAAAGATATGCTCGGAGGCACTTTTTAACCATGCAGCGTCTTCTGTTATGTAATGCTTGAAACGCTTCATAGTTACTTCCGCTTTGTAATATTTCTTCTGCTCATTTCATTTTGAATCCATCGTTTCGCAGCCCGAGTCTTCGGGGGCTTACCAATAAACTTTATTGCAGTTTTATATGCAGTCATGGTTTCTTTTTTGAAGTCTTTACCCTCGGTGTTGTCCACAATAATAAATTTATTATTACCAAACATTCTCTGGAAAGCACCAATGTTATTTTGAACCTCAGACCACATATCAGTCACAGCGTCAGCACCAACGGTTCTTGATCTCATCTTGTCTCGCGAGATTGATGTGTCTAGTGTAGTGTTAATGAAGATCATCATGCACTCATAGCCGAGTCGCTCAAAACCAGCTTTTTGTTTTTTGATCTTGGCAACATCTTTTCCGGTTCCATCAATCAGAAGACCGATTCGACCATCAACCAAAATATCTTGTTTTTTTCCTGTAAGTTTTTTTGCTGCGCCACGAATTTCTTGACCCTTGGGCGACATGATATCCTCTGGACCAATATCATCCATACTGCGCTCAAACGCAGCCTCAAGTTTCTTCTCAAAGATATCGTCAGAATTAACTGCGCGAAGACCCATCGAAGTTAGACCAGTCTTTCCTGCAATAAAGGATTTTCCTGATCCGGGCCCACCAGCAGTAAATACGATCTTAAAAATTCCGGGGTCGTTTACACCCTCAGACAATTGCAAGAATTCTTTTAAGTCTTTATATGTTTTCATGGTATAATTCCCCGGTTAAAATTAAAATATACTCTATATTTAGCTACACCAAAATTTATAAATACATATGAATGGGGGTTGTTTTGAAAATAACATTTGGATTAAACATATCAGATTCAAAGGCAGCAGCTTTTGTACCCACAGGATTGCCAATTTTGGAGCTAACCCTAAACGCTCTTGCGTTTGGAACTTTTAGTGCGGGTAGAAGTCGATATGTATCAACAACTGATGGTGTCAGCTTATTCTACAACTTTGCATTTCCTAGAGATTTTGTGTCTGAAGTTAATTCAGAAGACACAATTTCAACAGATGCAAGTGGAGTAACAATTCCAAAAGATCCATTTTATGGATATAGGGATGATAACGATGCGATTAACGCAGCATTAAAATTAACAATCGACGTTCCATCAACTATGAGAATTGGCGGAAACAGTCACGCAAAATTTGTTGAATTTGCTGACATCAAAAATGCATGGGATGATGATCACCCATTTTTTACAGAACCCAGTTTGGGAGCAAGTCATCCAAGAGGGACAATTGATGGATCTCACAATTCATATGTATATTATGCGATGTCTGATCCATCGTTCATGATAGATTTCAATTCTAATGAAGTCACTGCTGGCACGACTCAAGACACAGAACTCGTATTTAATGTAAATGGTGGTCACGTTATTGGTGCTGGTGGTTTCGGTGGTTACGGAAGTCTCACACAAGATCTTAACAGTTACACTGTTGATCTTGCTGGTGGAGGTGGTGGAGGTGGTAGAGGACTCCACCCAGACTTAATTTCAACCGCAGACTCGGCAAATAATACTTGGTCATTAAAATACCGCGATTTTGGGATTGTGATGGCGAGCAGTTATGCCAACACAATTCTTGGTGGACAGGGTGGTCGTTCTGCAAGTTATTGGGATGGAGCAGGTACTAGTGCCGACCCGGCGATTTTCTCTTCATCTGGAACCCCTGCGGCGAATGGTGGATTCGGTAATACTACCCATACGGGTGCAGGAGGTTTGAACAGCACACATGCATATGTTGTCACGGAGAGCGATGCTGCTGATCGGAGTCATCAAATTTTTCATGGTGGTCATGGTGGATGGGGGGGAAGCGCATTTTACTTTAGATCGAATACATACACATCTACTCCGCTTACAGGAACCTCTATAGAAATCATAGCGACAGATGACGCTATTGTAGCCGGTGGTGGTGGAGGTGGTGATGGTGGTCATTTTACTAATGATGGTTCAAATGGTGGGGCATTGGGTGTGAAAGGAGCAACCAAAGTTGCGGCGGCAACTTACCCTAGAGGCGGATTGGCTGGAGCGGCGCTATTCTGGAATACTGCAAATGTGGCATGTTCCAACACATTCACATTGACCGATACTGGAGGTGGCGATGCAGCCAAAATTGTTGGTCGAGATATTATACTGGAGCTTTAGGAATTAACATGGCAGCAAATACGACTATACATAGTGTAGATAATAAAACAACTGAATGCATAGTTACTATGTATGATGGTGACGACTTAGTTTTAGATCGCGCTAATATTGGTATAGTGGATCGAGAGGCTTTGGTGACTTCACTGAAACAAAGACTAGCTTTGTACAGAAGCCTAAAAAAACACAAAGAGGCGAAAATTATATAATGGCATATTCTAGAGCAGTATTTAATACAGAATCTTTAGTGATATTGAACATGATAGATTCTGGAGAAACTATCAACTACGATTGGAGTGTCAATGAAGACTTTTCCATTGTTTTAATGCAAGGAAGTGTCTTGCTGCATGATGGGACAACTTTAGATGAATTGAAGGAGCATAGAATTCAAGCAAACACTCAATTGTCAGCCAGAGCCTTATCCTCCGAAAGAGCATACTTCGTCACTCTGTTTAAAATATCTCGCGATTCTCTCGCAAGTCAACTTGTAACAGAATCAAATAAAAATAGGATGAAGACCTTTGCTCCTACTTGGTATGAAGATCAACTTCCCACAAATCCAAAAACTACATGGGGAAATGATTTTGTGTCTGGAGACTATACATACACAAAATCTATAATGAATACTCAGATTTTAAATTCGGAGTGGGATTAATGATTATTAATAAATTTGTTACAACAAAAGACCACGTTATTGTTTACACTCGTTATACGGAAGACGGCGACTTCTTTCCACACCTAGAAACCGATCATCCAAATACACTAAAGACAAATTCGATTGGTATTTTCACAAGTGCAAACTCAGAACACTACTATAGTAATTCATACAATTCGGATGGTAATTTAGAGTGGAATAAACTTTCTGATGTGAGTGGACCCCTTGGTGCGGTATATCCTATTTACGACTTCGACAAAGTAAAAGGTTTTGGAACCAAAGTCAGAGGAGGTTCCAACACAACACAAATTACTGTTTGGACTAAAGAGTATATGAAAAAATCTTTTGAAAATAATAGTCACCCAAAGCCAATGGTTTGTGTTGAAAATGCAGCAAACGAAACAAGTCAAAGTGGGGTCGTTAGTGATATTTTGTCTGATGGAAATTCTAGTGATGTTATTATAGAAGAATCTACAGTTGCAGGAAAATATGACATAACCGATTCATCATATCATTACGAATCTCTTTCAGATGAATCTGATATTGATGAAGATTCGTTGAATATAGACTGGTCTAAATGGGGCGATTGATATAAAGAATAGTTCGAGATCTTCCGATATAATATCGGGAGGTCTTGATGAAAGTATCCATAACAATCACAACACAAAACACCGATCATATAATATGCTGCAAAGAAGAAGAAGAGTGTTTAGTCGAAATTGAAGAAGATAAATCGAACTTTTTTAAGAGATTTTATTTAAGAGTGAAAACTTTCCTGATTGTATTCAAACTCTTTTTGACCCGACGAGTCTTTTGATTGTCAGAAAGAGATTGAGCAGACTTTTGAATTAATTCGACAGCATCTTTAACCTTGTTGCCACCAACTTCTGCCTTTTCTCTGATTTTATCTGCTATTTCATATCCAGTCAAAGCATCAATCATATGAATAGGACCACTAATCAAATGAAGAGTCAAAACATCTGCGCGAACAACTAAGTCCAGAAGTTCAGCTTTAACGTTTGATGTTTGAAGCACATTCTGAAGTTTTTCTTTTGCACCCTCACGACCAGCCTGAGCTTGAATTGCATATACAACTGTCAATGCTGCGTTTTTGCTGATGGATGAAAGTAGGGACAATAGATTTTTTCTACCACTCGATGCAAATCCAAGTTTCTTTGAGACACTACCAACCAGTGATTTAAGATCCTCTGCTCGTGCTTCAGAGAGGATCACTTCATTCCCCTCATCAAGAATCATTACAAATTCCAAAATGGTTGCAATGTCATCTCCGGTGACTTCAACCTGCTCGATTTTAGCTTCAGCAACTTTTCGCCATGTTCCACCCTGCTTCTTATATTCTTTGGAAGCCCAAGCATTAGCATAAGCAGATGGATATACATCAAACTTGGCGCGAGTCTTCTTTAGGATTGAATCCCACAGCTTTGGATTGTCAGGCTCATTCTTTTCTTGAATTCCACGTTTATTTGGATCTTTATCTGTAATACCAGTTTTTACCATGATTGGTTTCTTTCCGGCGGGTCCATCGCCTTTATCATCTCTACCAGAATCTTTTTGGGCTTTTCTCTTTCGCCTAACAAAAGATGCAATATTCTTGGGTCCAAGTTTATCAGCCTTTTCTTTAGATAAACATACAGAGTATGGATCACCATCTTTGGCATCTCCGCATTTCCCAGCTCGTTTCCCACTCGTATTATAACGATCCCATCCCGGCTTTCCGCCTGCGGATTGTGAGAACCATTTGCCCAAACCAGAATCTTTGTATGTTGCTTCTTTAAAAGATTTCATAACTTCCCCCTAATATATTTATAAATAAATAACATTAAAGGTTATCTGTGAATAAAAGTTTATTATATGTAATCTCTATTTTGACTAAATAATAGAAGAACCTTTAGGAGCTTTAACATGCGTAATATTTCGACGGGAAAGATCAAACAGTTTTATTCGGCTGATCAGGTAACAAGAGAGTCTATCCGCAATGATGTTCTTTTGGAAAGATATGCTGATTTACAAGCAGAACTGTCTGATCTAGAAGAGATGTTGAATATCTCGAATAAAGAAATAGATACAACCCTCTTTTCTATTATCGAATCTTTAATAACCACGATTAAAAATTTTGTTCCAGAAATTGTCGAACAAGATTTGGAAGAGGCTGTCGAAGAGCAAGATGATAAAACTAAGGTTTTTGAGAACATGAAGAAACGAGAACTTGCTGTAAGACACTGGATTAAAGGCTCAGACGATTTTAAAGCCACAGAAGAAACTTTGTCTGAGGCAAGTGATTGTGTTCAGAATCTCAGATCATATGACGAAAAGAAAACATATCGCGATAAAATTAATATTGCGTTGAGCAACTTATCAAAATTAACGGAGAAATAAAATGGGACAGTATCCGAAAGATGAACCGACACCGATTCTTCCTCACGACGAGCATCGAAATAAAAATACAGAGTTAGATTCTCCTGCGGGTAAAGCGTTTAACATTGCTGAAATGCAGTTTATAACGAGTCCCGCTGATGAAAATCACAGCGATTTGCCAACGACTATTCGTGGTCTTTATGTGGGTTCTGCTGGAAATGTATTTTGCAAGGTCGCTTATGGAAACACGGTGGTTGATGAAGCTAATGTGTTTTTCCGAAATGTTGTTGCTGGAACAGTTCTTCCCGTAAGAATGAAGGGTGTATACACATACAATATAACACAAGGTGACACATCACAGAATACCACAGCAACGTTCTTGGTAGGACTCTACTAGAAAAGAGACATCCATGAAGAAGTTTAAGGATCTTTATAGTCAGCTAAAAGAGAGAGACTATAAAAAAGAATATAAGAATTATCATTCTAAGCCAGAACAAATCGAAAGACGTTCTGCTAGAAATTCTGCACGCAGAATTATTAAAAAGCGAATGACTGACGAGGATTTTGAAGATAAGGATGTTCACCATAAAGATAACAACCCCTTAAACAACGATCCAAAAAATCTTTCTGTGGTATCCAAAAACTATAATAGAAAAGAACCTAGAATTAGAGAAGATTATTGTTGTGATGATTGTGCTGGCATTGAAGAGAAAATGGACCCAACAGAACATGTTGTGGAGAAGGGTGGAAAGTTTTTTGTTATGAATGTGAAGGGAAAATCCTTAAAGACATTCGACAATAAAAAAGAAGCCGATGCCTATGCAATCAAATTTCATGATAAACTAATGGGTAGGATTGAAGAAATTATCGAAGATGCTGAGTATCAGGGACGGAAGGTTAAACTGAATAACCCAACACGTTCAGACAATCCCAAAAAGAAATCTATGGTGTATGTTAAAAACGACAAAGGAAATGTCGTGAAGGTTCATTTCGGAGATGCAAATATGGAAATTAAAAGAGATGATCCTGCACGACGAAAGGCTTTTAGGGACAGACACAGTTGTGATGATGATCCGGGTCCAAAATGGAAGGCTCGCTATTGGTCATGTAAGTTTTGGGAAAAGGGTAAAACTGTCACAGATTTAATGAAGGGATAGTTTATGTCGGATCAAGATTTTCTTAAAGGTTTTCAGCTTGACGACTATGATATGGATCTGGGTATTTCATTTGTTGATGAACAACCATCCAATGCCGATGTGTCTGTTACCGCACAAACTGTAGAGACTATTTCAACAAAAATAGATGGACTAGATTCTTTAGATGCAAAAATAGACGACATTAAGTCAACACTTGAAGGTCTTACCGCTCTTCTAAATTTCGATGAACTAAATATTGAGGGGAAATTAGACACACTTTTGGATAGAGTTGATGACACCGAAGCAACAGAAGATCAAATTGAAAGCAAGGTTTCGGAGAGAACTAAAAGTAAAATGAAAGAACTGGAGAAATTAGTTCTTCCTCTATTGGTCAACTTTATAAAGCCAGAATCACTAGCACAAGAATATATTTACTGGCCTAATAGAAAAGAGATTATCGAAAGACAGATTCAAAGAGTATTACAAATTACGAGAGGAGCTTGATTATGAGTATTTCAAAGACAGCAAAACCACTACAGGAAATTTTTGGTCAGATTGATGATGAACCAGAAAACGTTGGAGTAGAAATTGAAGACACTCTTGCGAAGTTGAAACAAAAATATGGGGATGAGTGGTCTGATCACCTTGATGAAGTAGAGGACTAACATGGCATCTTTAGAAGATACATTCCGAATGATGAAGGGCGAGGAGCCAGTTAATGCACACAGACTAACGGCTGAAGATGAAAACTTCAAAGAAAATCGCTCTCGGTATAAAGACGTAGGCTCAGTTGGTGGTGGAAAAATTACCAAAGATCTTTTGAATTCTATCAGTGGTTCGCTTATTGAAATGCGTGGTGGTGTTGCTCCAAAACAGAAAACCATCAAAGAAACCCATTCGGATCTCGTGGATAATGCTAAAGTCCTTACTGCTCTTTTAAATTCAATTAAAGATGATCGGTTAGATGAAGGAGTTCTATTGAATGTATCAAAGGATATCCGAAGTCTGACCGAGCATCTTTCAGTATATCCAGAGTTTGGAAATATAATCAAGAAGAGGATTAAGTAATATGAAGCTCGTTTTATCCGGCGCATTTCTCATAGGAATTGTTATGTTTGCATCAGATGCGAATTCGGATGAGCTTGTACACATATTCAAGAATCCCAGTTTTAATGGTATCGGTTATTCTGCACACATGCTTACCATTGAGAATCAAGAAAAATCACGAAAAGATAAACTGAAAGCTGAGAGAGAAGCTGAACTGGCTGCTGCTGAACGTGATGAGTACAACAGTACCCTGAATAAATTTCTTCGTAACTTTGAGAGCCGAGTATACAGCCAACTTAGCCGTGAGCTTGTTAACCAACTATTTGGGGAAGAGGCTTCAGAGAGTGGACAGATTGAATTAGAAGGAACATTGATCACATATAGTAATGACGGAGATATGATTACTCTGACAACCACAGACCCCAATGGAAATTCGACTTCTATAGTAATTCCCATTGGAGATTTTGGAATTTGATACAAGGCAAACTTATATTTGCAATCACACTACTACTTCTGACAACCTCATGCTCCACCACGAAATACTTTAAAAATGAACCTGTAATAGAACTAATTGCAATAGACAGATTAGCTCAGGTTAAACCGCCTCAACGGAAGGTCGTTGTAGCGGTTTATGATTTTTATGATTTAACAGGGCAGCGTAAATCAAAAGGAAATCTTGCGCTCTTTTCCACTGCGGTTTCTCAAGGCTCAGGTAACTGGTTAATCAAAGCTCTTAAAGATGCCGGTGGAGGAACATGGTTTACTGTAGTTGAACGAACATTCTTGGACAATCTTATTCAGGAGCGTCAGCTAATCAGAAACCAGAGAGAATCATACTCAAAGGAAACACAACAGAAGTTGCGCCCTCTATTATATGCTGGAATTATTTTAGAAGGCGGAATCATCTCATATGACTCCAATATATTTACAGGAGGTATGGGTGCGAGATATTTTGGTATTGGTGCAAGCACATCATGGAGAAAAGATCAAGTCACAATCTCTCTACGAGCAGTTAGTACACAAACTGGAGAGGTTTTATTATCGGTTAATACGCTGAAGACGATACTCAGTATCAAAGCAGGTATTGACACGATTAAGTTTTTAGATATGGATACAAATGCTCTAGAGATAGAGACTGGAGTGACGGAAAACGAACCTGTGAGTTACGCTGTGCGTGCAGCAATTGAACAGGCAGTTCTCGTTATGATCGAGGAAGGTGTTAACACAAATCTCTGGAGTTACAGAGAATAGAAGGAGAAAGAAATGAAAAAGAATATTCCATTTCTGACTACCTTTATTATGACTATGTTCGCGACTTTTGCTGCACATGGGCAATCTAATGATGTATATATTGATCAAGTCGGTGATACTTTGAATTTGGTAGTCAACCAGACAGGGGATACTAATAACGTTGGAGGTATTGACACAGACTTCACTTTGGGTGGAGACAATATGGATGTCAATATTGATCAAACTGGTGACAACAATTCACTTGACGGTCAGATAGTCAAGGCAGATGGTGTCATTGCTAATATTGAAATGATTGGAAATTCCAATCAGTTTGATGTCAACATGGGTGAAACAGGTGAGGTTTCAGATTCAACTGTAGATGTTAGTGTGACTGGCGACACAAATACTCTTGCATTAATTACAGGGCTTACTAATAGTGCTATTGGTGCAGATGTTGATATCACTATTACTGGTAATGAAAATCAAATGACAAGTATTATTGATGCAGACACCGCAGTATTGAATACCAATCTTGACGGTGATTTGAATACAATTAATACGACCCAGCTTGGTTGGTCGGATAATAGTATTACTATGGCATTGAATGGTAGTGATAATCAGATTGATATTTTGCAAGCGAATGATATGCAGTCTTCTGTTATTAATCTAGAAGGGACAATGAACGGGGCAACAATTGAGATTAATCAAACTAATACTCAGTTTCCTCTTATTCAGCCAAGGTAGTGCATACGCAGATATTGGCAGAATAACGACGCACGAAGGAAGCGGCGAGGTTATCCGTAAAAGCGGTGGACGCCTCGTCGCTTCTCTTTCTTTGGACATTCATAGTTATGATAATGTTCGCACGGACAATGGTAAACTTGAGATTACATTTGATGATGGTTCTACAGTAAAGCTATCTGCAAACTCCAAGCTGGTTATTGATGAGTTTGTATTTGATCCCAACCCAAAGAAATCAAAGATGGCATTCAAGGTAGCTGCGGGTACTGCGCGCTTTGCCACGGGTAAGCTGGGTTTAGTAGATAAGAATAAAATTAAAATACGCACGCCGACTGCGACGATTGGTATTCGCGGCACAGACTTCACGACGACTGTAGATGAGGTTGGTCGTAGTCTAGTAGTCCTGTTGCCTGATGCTGATGGAGTAGTTGGTGAAGTTGTAGTAGAAAGTCTTGTGGATAGCGTAACGTTGAACGAGGCTTTTCAAGCTACAATGGTTTCTTCAGCCGAATCATCTCCAACAGAGCCAGTCATTCTCGAAATAGATAATAGATTAATGTCCGAGCTTTTTATTGAAGAAGCTGAAGAAGATGTAGAGATCATAGAAGAGGATCAGGAATATGAAGACAATACGTTTCTTGATCAAAACGAATTGGATGATGATGTCTTTAATGAAGAAGAGGAAGATAGAGAGACAGTAGAAGAAGATTTTCGCGAAGATGATCGAAACGAACTTCAGAATGTTATCAAAAAAATTACTAAAAAAGAGAAAGAAAAAAGTCAGACGTTCACAATCAAAGGCACAGCCCTTGGTTTAGATCCGGTTACGAAGATTAATACCATTGTCACAGATCGTCAAGTTATATTTGAAAGAAAGGTGAACAATAGAGTTCGTCTGAAGCTAGATAAGACAGGCAGCTATTCTGTCACCCTAAAAGATGGAGAGCCTGTTACCGTTATTGTTGGATCAGGAGAAAGTAATATACAGATTACTCAAGAACAGTGAGATTTTATGCGAAATTTGTTATCCATATATACGATTATTTTTTTTATGATGATCATTCCAGATTGGCTGTTTGGCGGATGGTTTTCATTTTGTTTAGGCACATTCATTCTACTGGAGCAATATGCTGAATGAAGATTATAACGTCCATATGGGTTGTGCTACTGGTAGCCATTGGTCTATTTTATATCAGAGTACAAGACCCAATACCAATACAGATGCTCAGGTTAAAAACCTTTGATGCTCTACAGCTACGCCAGCAAGTGGACAAAAGTGAAGATATTGCACTAATCAATATCGGATATGATTCACTCAAAGAACTTGGACAGTTCCCGTGGCCCCGAACACACTTCGCACAAATTATTAGCGACATACGAGACAAGGGTGCAGGCATCATTGCCTTTACCATGATCTTCTCAGAAGAGGATCGCTATGGTGGTGACGAGGTGTTTGCATCATGGATGAAGGATAATGGAGTTGTGCTATCACAAACAGTGAGTGGTAGAATGCTTGGTATCAAAGGACCACATGTTGGCATTGCGATTATAGGCGAAGACCCATTAGATTTTGTATTTCAATATAATGGGCTATTGGTAAACACACCACAATTAATTGCGGACGGTCATGGTATAGCAGCCGGTTCTCCTGAAGTCGATAACCTTACTCGACGAATCCCAATGGTAGTGCAAGTAGACGACATACTATATCCATCGGTGCCACTTGAGATCCTACGAGTAACAGCAGGTGATCCTAGCTACCAAATGAAGGTAGGCGAAACAGGAATCCAAGCGATTCGTATTCCATCATTTCCCACGATACCCACAGACGAGCATGGTCGTATCTGGATTAATCAAAAACATTTATTTAATGAATACGAATTTATTGAAGACTTTCCAGACTTCAATGGCAAGACGGTTATCATTGGAATGGGTGCAGACTCGGAAGGTCTGGTTCCAATTCTACCTACGCCAAGAGGATTGAAGACTCCTCAATATATTCAGGCGAGTGTATTGCAAACAATTATCAATGGCGAGAATATTGTCCGCCCTGACTACGCAGCGAGTTACGAGATATTAACTTTAATTGTATTGATGATTTTGATTATAGTATTTGTATACACCATCAATATCTATTTTGTTATATTCAGTGTGCTGGCTGTATTCGTTGGAATGCTCTATGGATCTTTCTATGTGTTCGATACCTACTCGTTGCTACTTGACCCGTCATACCCATTGCTGGCAGGGTTTATTGTATTCACCCATTCTACATTCAATAACTTTATACGTCAGTATAAAATGAAGCAAGAAATCAAGAATCAGTTTGGAACCTACCTCTCTCCCGATTTAGTCAAGAAAATACAAAAAGACCCATCTATTTTGAAACTTGGTGGAGAACGACGTTGTATGACCTTCTTGTTCTGTGATATCAGGGGTTTCACACCTATCTCAGAAAAATACAAAGACGATCCTATAGCACTGACCGAGCTGATTAATTCGTTTTTGACACCGATGACTGAGATCATTATGCAAAACAAAGGTACTATTGATAAATATATGGGAGATTGTATTATGGCATTCTGGAATGCGCCTTTAGGGGTTGACAATCATGCCGAGATGGCAGTTGTATCTGCACTAGAAATGATCGAAGAATTGAAAAATTTAAATAAAACAATTCCTGATGAGATCAAAATTGGAATTGGTATCAATACTGGGGATTGTGTTGTAGGGAACATGGGAAGTAATCAGAGGTTTGATTATAGTGTTCTAGGAGATGCCGTAAACTTGGCGTCTAGATTAGAGAGTAATAGCAAAAATTATAATGCTACTCTCATTGTGGGTGAAGCTACAGTAGCCGAAACTGAAAATTTGTTTGACTATGAGTATGTTGATTCGATAACAGTAAAAGGACAAACAAGAGAAGTAATGATATATTCTGTAGGAGAATGAAATGGAAGACATATACATATTGATAGCAGAAGTAGGGTTTCCAATTACAGCAGCAATAGGAGTTGCATTTGGTTTTTGGGCAATTCTAAAATGGTTGATGAATAATCTAACACAAGAGATCAAAGAAGTTCAAGATGGTTTATCAGAGACACAGCAAGAATTGATGGCTAAATTAAATAGTACCCAGCAAGAACAATATGGCATATTGGTAAAATTGATTGATAGAATTAGATCGCTGGAAGATAGCATTACGAGAATCGAGATCGTAATGAGGACTGCTCATAATCTAGAACAAGAATGGGGTAGGATAGGAAAGTCTCAGGATTTGGGTGACAAGAATAAATAATGATAATGCAACCAAATGTTCACACAAAAATTTGAATAAATCTGCTATATACCTTTGTGGTGATCATATGATTCTACGCATGTTAGGCGTGATAGTACGCACAAAATAAATGCAGGAGATGTTGCAGATGAGAAGAGAAAGACGGAGACGTTATCGTGGATATACGAAACGTACTTCAAGAATGTTTTCAATTAGAATTGCAATGAGTAAAATAAGTTTCTAATGAAATTGTCCTTCGGACAATTGTTGATCCTTCGGATCAATTATATTGGTTAGATATTGTTTAAGTTTTTATCGAGTTTCTTTGAAGTCTCATAGTTATGTATATGACGTTTTGGGAAAATGTAAATTTATTTTGGGCCTTGACAAAGAAAACTGGTGCTTACATTTAGGGTCATGGGGGAAACGCTCCTCGTGACCCTTTTTTGCCCCCAAATGTTCCCCGAGGGTAATGCTGAGACTCAATATAGAGCCTCTAGAAAAGAAAGTCTAATTCCTCAATAAAATCAAATACTTACAAACCAACTATTTTCCCCCGTGGGGGATAAACCTATTGCCCTAGAGGGTATGCTGCGGTATAATTTGTTTGTTGATTGAGGAGAAAAATCACCATGTACGCCATTTCCCGCTTTACCACTCTTGCCGATATCTTGCTTGCTATTGGCGATGATTCCCTAGCAGGCGCGGAGCGTATTCTTGCGCTTCCTCTTCACCATCGTCCTGCTGCGATCAAGCGAGCCATCGCTGCTAACAATCGAGCCGCTGTTGCTGTTACTGCTTCCAAGGCTCGAACTGCGAGGGTCGAATTCAAGTCCCTTGTTTTTCCCAAAGCAGCGAAGCGAGTCACTCGCGCTTCCGCCGATCACACTCTTCGGTTGTCTTCTGGTTCTTCTGATTCCAAGTCGATGCGAGCTTTCCTAGCCAACGGGGGTTCTATTGATGTTCTTCCGACTAGAACTTCTGCGGGATTCAAGCGATCCAGTAAGGTTCGTGTCTCTGGTGGTTCTGGTGTCAACTCTCTAGACAAGTCGCGACGAGCGCATGATAACATGGTTCGCGCTTCGCGGTCGCTTCGTTAGTTCCTAGCCTCTCTGGCTTTTCTTTTCGTTTTCTTTATTAAAGGTTTTACTCGTGAATTTCAACTCTGACGCGCTACTCACTTCGGATGAACGTACTGTTAATTACCGCAATCCAGTCAACTTGGATGCTCTTAATCAGCTTACCAAGTTGTTTGCCACCGAGGATTTGAATGTTATTCATGATCCTTCTGCTCATACTGCGATGTTCAATACTAAAACTCGGACGTTGATTCTTCCGGCGTTTAAGGATATGCCGAAGGTTTGCTATCTTCTCTTCGCGGGTCATGAGATTGGTCACGCGCTATACACTCCGGTTGATGCGTTTGGTAGTGCATTGATTCCTGCTGAGTATATCGAGAGCAATGGGTATCGTTCGATTCTCAACGTGTCTGAGGATGTTCGGATTGAGAAGCGTGTTAAGCGTAAGTATCCCGGTCTTCGATCCGACTTCATTGAAGGTTACAAGCGATTGATTGATGCGGGCTTCTTCGGCGACTCGCTTGCCGATGTTGCTGCTAATGGTAACATTGCTGATCGTCTTAACATTCGTTTCAAGTGTGGTTCGGATCTTGCTTCTATGATTCCGTTCCATAACGATGATGAGCTTAGCTTCCTTGATCGAGGCTATGCTCTTGAGTCGTTCGATGAAGCGGTTCTCCTTGCCAATGATATTTACGAATACATGTTGGACAATCAGGACGAGGACAATCAGGATACTCAAGGTGAGCCTTGCGAAGATGGTGAGCCTGATGAAGATGGTGAGCCTGATGATTCCGATTCGGGTTCCAGCGATGGCATTTCTTCTGATGACGGTGATTCCGATTCTCCTGATGATGATAAATCGTCTGATGATTCGGATGATGAGTCTGATGATTCTTCGGAAACTAATTCGTCTAACGGTGATGACGAGGGTGACGATGAGGGTGATGATGATTCGGCAAGTTCTGGTTCCAATGCTGATGATGATGACGATGAGGGTGATGATTCTTCCGACTCCGATTCAGACGATGATGGCGACGAGGACAGCGGCGGCGATGTGACTACGGGTGATGCTGGCAAGGGTGATGCTTTCAATCCTGACTATGAACCGGCGTCCAAGACCGACGAGGCTAGTCGGGAGAATGCTGAGTCGCTTTCTGATAAATTTGGTTCTTCTACTACACGATGTGCTATTCCGTTTGATCGAGTTGATTATACGAAGCATGTTCATAGTACGAAGCAGATACTTGAGGAGTTTGTTGCCAAGCAGGAATACCACTTGGGTAATAATGGCGAAAATAATGTCGCTGCTTTTCAGGCTGAGCTTTCGGCTGAGTGTGCGAAGTATGTTTCTTCGGTCAAGCCTGTCGTCTCTTTGATGGCAAAAGAGTTTGATATGAAGAAGGCTGCTGACCAACATCGACGTTCTTCGACTGCTCGGACTGGTGTTATCAATGTTGGTAAACTTCATGCTTACAAGTATGACGAGGATCTTTTCCTTCGCAAGTCAATCATGCCCGATGCAAAGAATCATGGCATGGTTATGATGCTGGATCTTTCGGGTTCCATGCAGCCTAACATGGCTGGTACTCTGGAGCAGTTGATCAATCTAGTTCTGTTCTGCAAGCGTGTTCAGATTCCATTCAGGGTGTATGGTTTCAATGATACGATTATGCGTCGAACCGGGTCTGTAGATACGGAATTTCCAGACTACTTGCTTAATGATGTGATGGTTGATAGGGAGGTTTATCTTCGGGAGTTCATCTCTTCTGACTTGAAGGCGGGTATGTTTAAGAAGGCTCTTGAATATATCTTCTACATGAAGGAGTTTTGGTCAAACTATACTAGCCGAAACGATTATAATTGGACTAGTAAGTATTACATGAGAATGGTAGACGCTGATCAATTGGGTTCCACTCCGTTAAACGATGCTTTGGTTTTGGCTTCTGGTCTAATCAATGATTTTCGTGATAAGACTGGTGTTCAGATTTGCAACCTTGTTATTCTGAGCGACGGAGATTCTAACCCTCTGTATTATCGTGCTGCCTTTCGTGAAGATGGTGGAATGGTTCCAGCTTCTCTTGGTTCTTATGGTGCTGAACTTCAGTATCTTTATGACGAACTGACACGCAAAACGATGAAAGTTTCGGGTCGTCGTTATGGTCGCTCAGATCAGACTGTGTTCATTCTTGATGGTCTGAAGGCACGCACCGATGTTCGCATCGTTGGGTTCTATGTCCTTCCTTCAAATGGTCGCAATGCCAAGAACGAATTGAGGAGTCTCGTTGATGATCTTGAAGTGGCTGAAGAATCCTATGCTGTTTTGAAAAGGGACGGTGCAGTCGTGACTGGTTGTGATGGTTACGATGTTAGGTTCGCTATTCGGGGTGGTTCTTCTCTGAATACTGATGAAAGCAATCCGCTTGATTCGATTGCTCATGGTGCGAAGGTTGGGCAGATTCGCTCGGCATTCAAGAAGGGTTCCAAGGACAAGATCAAGTCCCGAGTCCTGCTCAAGAAGTTTATTGAGACTATCGCTTAGTAAACTTCATTCTGTTTAATGTTTTAATTTCAATAAAAAAAGGTAATGTGTAATATGTCTAATCGTCAAGGTCGTGCTACTATCGCTGATAAGAATGCTTTTATCGCTGTTGCGACGAAAGAGTTTGGATCGACGATCACACGAGCGCAAGTTATGTCGCTCTGCGAGGATAACGATCTTCCTACTCCTACTTGGTTGATGGGTGGCAAGTTTGCTGCTGGTCGCGGACTCTATTCGGTTCCGGCTCCTTTTGAGGGTGGTTCTGCTACTCCTGCTGTCAAGAAAGTATCCAAGAAGAAGGTAGCCAAGAAGGTTGCTACTCCGGTTACTGATGCAGAAGTTTCTGCACCGGCTGCTGCTTCTTCGGTTCGGACTCAGTTGCTTAGCAGTCTGGTTCCGGCGAAGTCTAAGAACTTCGTTCCCTTTGGTTCTTTCGCTGATTGGCATACGATCATTTCTTCGGAAATGTTCTACCCTATGTTCATCACTGGTCTTTCTGGTAACGGTAAGACGTTCGGTGTTGAGCAGGCATGTGCCAAGGCTGGTCGTGAATGCATTCGCGTCAACCTTACCATCGAAACCGATGAGGATGATTTGATCGGTGGGTTCCGATTGATTGACGGACAGACCGTTTATCAGAAGGGTCCGGTGACGGAAGCAATGGAGCGTGGTGCTGTTTTGCTTCTCGACGAAATTGATCTTGCTTCTAATAAGATCATGTGCCTCCAGCCGGTGCTTGAAGGCAAGCCTCTCTTTCTCAAGAAGATTGGTGAAGTGGTTGAGCCTGCTCCGGGTTTCAACATTGTTGCTACTGCAAACACTAAGGGTAAGGGTGATGAGGCTGGTCGCTTCATCGGAACTAACGTACTGAACGAGGCGTTCCTTGAGCGGTTCCCGATTACGTTTGAACAGTCCTATCCTTCGATGCCTGTTGAGAAGAAGATCGTTGCGAAGGAACTCAAGATTCTCGGTGTCGAGGATAATGACTTCGCTGGTCTTCTTGTTAGTTGGGCAGACACCATTCGTAAGACGTTCTTCGATGGTGGGGTTGACGAGATCATTGCGACTCGTCGATTGATTCACATTGCGAAGGCGTTCTCGATCTTCGGTGATCGACTCAAGGCAGTCGAGCTTTGTGTTGCTCGGTTCGATGAGGAAACGAAGGAATCGTTTGTTGATCTTTATAAGAAGATTGATGCCGATGCTAACGCTCCGACTGAAGTGGTTGCTGATTCTGATGCTCCTACTGAATCGACTGTGAGTATTGACATTGCTCCCTTCTAGTTCATCGGTTCTGCCGCTACTATCACGCCTAACATCTTTGGAGATTTGATTATATGTCTGCTGCTTCTGCTTTTATTGAAACGAATTATGATGGAATTGCCGTCAATCGTCCTTTTTACACCACTCAAGGTGACACACCTAGAAAATCGCTTCCAATGTACGAGACTGGTGATCGCCGGAACTTGTTTTTGAAATTTGTTTCGGCGAAAACTACGAGACAGGGATACAGCGTATTCAAGTTTGTTGATGAGGGAAACAATATTTTCATTAGTTTTTCTGATGACATTAAACATGGGGATGATCCCCTTGAAGGTGGTTGTTGTTATATCGTAAAGGCTACGATTAAACGACACTCTCACAATGATTACGAAAACCATGACGAGAATCATATTAATAGACTTCGGGTTCTCAACAAGGTCGGTATTAAGAAGGAGAATGAGTAAAATGGATGTCCCCAATATTCGATATATAGTAGAGAATTCAATCAATAGGATTGAATCAGAACTATCCCTTTTTAGGGATGAGGTTGTAGACCCTGAATCGGATTCTGTTTTACATACTGCACACATTATCGTTGCCTCTCTGCTTGAAGACATGAATCGAGAGATTGACGATATCGGAGGATACCCAGAATGAAGAAGGCTATTATTGAAGAACTTCTCGATCCAGTGCTTGTGGTTCTTAAAAACCTTTCTGATCCCGAAGATGTTGCTCATTTGAAATTAGCCCTCAATAAAGTTCGATTGGATATGAGTGAATTTTTCGGTGAAGTTTTCGAGCATGAAGATCCTTATGAATATGACGGTGGACATACTCCCCCCCTCTTTCCCGACGATGACAGTTGGATGAAGGGCCCTTCATGAATGATTGATACCACGCACCCGTAGCTCAGTTGGATAGAGCAACTGCCTTCTAAGCAGTAGGTCATAGGTTCAAGTCCTATCGGGTGTGCCATGTGGACCCTTAGCTCAATTGGTAGAGCAAAAGGCTTTTAACCTTTAGGTTCTGAGTTCGAGTCTCAGGGGGTTCACCATTTTTTAATGCCTTCTTAGCTCAGTGGTAGAGCAGCTCACTTGTAATGAGCAGGTCATCCGTTCAAGTCGGATAGGAGGCTCCATTTTATTTTGTCGGATTGGCGGAATTGGTATACGCAGGAGACTTAAAATCTCCCGACCTAATGGTCTTGCGGGTTCGAGTCCCGCATCCGACACCACGGGGATTAGCTCAGTCTGGTAGAGCATTCGCTTTGGGGGCGAAGGGTCGCAGGTTCAAATCCTGCATCCCCGACCATTTTTTAAAAGGACATTAATGAGTCTAAGCAAAGAAAATAAAAAAGCCAGAAGATATATTCGTTCTCTGGTTGAGCAGGCAGATTGGATGGGGCATGTTGCCTGTTATCCAATTAAGGTCGTGTTCCTTTCCGAAGAAAAAATGGAAGACTGTTATGCGACTACTGAATTAAAAGGCAAGGGAAACAAAAAATATATTGAGATTGCTTTTGATCAAGAATATTTAAATTCGTCTCATGGTCGAGATTTGTGTCGAGTCAATATGATTCACGAACTCGCTCATGCATTTACATGGGTGGGTGATTCAATAGTCGAGGAAGGTAGAACTTGTAAGTATGGTGTACATGGTCCTGACTTTGGAATTGTATATGCTCAACTCTGGACTGATTTGATAGAAGGTCGCGACGATTGATGAAAACAATATCTCCTAAATAGTTTTGTGAGGCTGTGGGAGGATTTATTTGGGACGCAAAAACAGAAGACTCAAGGTTAAGGAAGCTGAACATCTACAACTAGTAGAGGAGAATGCCCACTTGAAAAAGCGTCGTGTTATGGAAGTAACTATAACACCTCGTAATCTTAAACAGAGATATTTGCTAAGTCTTTTGGAGAATCCAAATAAACACATCAATTTTGCAATAGGACCGGCGGGTACGGGAAAGACCCTGATCAGCACGCTCTATGCAATTAAAAAATTTCAAGAAGGTGAAATTAAAAAAATAGTTATCACAAGACCGGCAGTGAGTGTTGATGAACAACATGGATTCTTGCCGGGAACATTGGTAGAAAAGATGGGTCCGTGGACACGACCAATGTTCGATATATTTGAGGAGTATTATGCTCCATATCAAATAGAAAAAATGATTAAAGATAACGTAATAGAAATCGCTCCGCTCGCATATATGCGTGGACGAACTTTCAAAAATGCTTTGATCATTGCCGACGAAATGCAGAATGCAACTGACAGTCAAATGAAAATGCTCTTGACAAGAGTCGGCGACTGTAGTAAACTTATGGTCACAGGAGATTTGGAACAGCACGATAGAGGATATCAGGATAACGGATTGAAAATGTTTACTGATAGGCTTACCCAATATCATAGTGATATGATTGGAGTTGTCGAATTTTCTTCAGATGAAGTTGAGCGACACCCTGTTGTTTCGGAGGTTTTAAATATTTACGCTAATTACTAATGAATAACCCGTTAGAACGGGAGGAATTTTATTATGATTATTATTGAATGGCTGGTTAAGTTTTTAACAGACTCACCAGCCCCACTCGTTCTAACGGGTCTTTTGTATGCTGGGCAGATGATTGCCTATTTACGACAGAATGAAGTGGGAATGGCAATTACTTTTGGTGCATATGCAATTGCCAATATTGGATTTGTTATTGACTTTACGAAAAGGTTTAATTGAAATGGAGAATGATTTTGGGAATTGATATTTTAAAGTTTTATCGTATGAATGATTATGTAACTCTCCCGAAAATGGCAACCCCCGATTCAGCATGTTTTGATTTTCATGCTAACTTTCGAGGTGTTGCGATGGTGAGTTGTCGAAGTGAACAGAATGAAACATATGAAGTAGATCCTATGTTGTCGTCTACCGACACCAACAATAGCTTCATTCTCAGACCAAACCACAGAGCATTAATTCCGACAGGATTGATTGCCGATATTCCAAGTGGGTATTCAATTAGAATTCATCCACGCTCGGGTCTTGCCTTCAAGAGTGGTGTTGCGTTGAGTAATCAAGAAGGTATTGTGGATGCAGACTACAAAGAACAAATTTTTATTTCTATGATTAATTTTTCTATGATCCCGAAAAAGATTATACATAATGATAGGATTGCTCAAGGTGAGCTTGTTTCTTTATCTAATTATTGGATTCGTGAAATTGATGAAGCTCCTTCCAGAACCACCAATAGAGTGGGTGGGTTTGGTTCGACGGGAGAATAGATTCTGGGGGTATTGATGTGAAGTTAGAAGTTTCGATGGAGGACATGAGAAAGAAGAAAATCTTTATCGGTACTCCAATGTATGGTGGGCAATGTCATGGGATGTATTCAAAGTCCTGTAATGATCTTGCCGCAATGGGCGCACAAATGGGTGTCGAGATTAAGTTCTTTTACCTGTTTAATGAGAGTTTGATTACTCGCGCTAGGAATTATATTTGTGACGAATTTATGCGATCTGGATTTACTCACTTGGTTTTCTTGGATAGTGATATTGGTTTTAACCCGCACGATGTTCTGGCGTTAGTTGCTTTATCCAACGAAGATTCTGATAAAGATATTGTGTGTGGTCCATATCCGAAGAAGTGTATTGCATGGGAACGAATTGCTTCTGCTGTTACACATGGGGTTCCTGCAACTGATCTAGAACAATATGTTGGTGATTATGTTTTCAATCCTGTTGGCGGCGCACAAGAAATGGCTATCAATGAGCCTGTTGAAGTTCTAGAAGGCGGCACTGGATTTATGTGTATCCAGAGACATGTTCTAGAAAAGTATGCCGAGGAATATAAAGATATTGCTCTTTATCTCCCAGACCATAATCGTTCAACAAATTTTGATGGAAGCAGAGAGATTACGGCATTCTTTGATACGGTCATTGATCCCGACTCTCGTCGATATCTATCTGAAGATTATATGTTCTGTCAGTGGTCGCGAAAAATTGGGTTCAAGGTTTGGATGTGTCCGTGGATGCAGTTGCAGCATGTAGGTTCATATGTGTTCTCTGGAAATCTTTCGGCGATTGCACAACTCCCTAATGCAACTCATGGTGGAGTTTCAGATGTTCCTGCACCAAAGACAGCGGAAGCAAGAACTCAATATGATCCACTTAATATTCAACCACCCGCTGCTATTGCCCCGCCACTTCCTTTTCCAAAACTTGATGAAGGTCAGTTAGCTTCTCGCGCAGAGCGAAGAAGAAAGGAAGCCGAAGAGCGGCGTAAGAAAAGAAAGGTGAAGAAGAAGAGTAAATCATAATGTGGAAATATAGTGAACTGGATAATCTGGATGAAGTGAAGGATTATATCGCGAAGACATATTCTTCACACTATGTTGGAAAAGACGATGATGGAATTCAGATTCAGGATTTGTTGGATTCAATTGGTGTGGCAGAAAAGTTTTGCCAAGGAAATGCGATGAAATACATTGCACGATATGGTAGAAAAAATGGAAAGAACAGAATGGATTTGCTCAAGGCAATCCACTACACGCTTTTGATGATGTATTTTAGTGAAAAAAATAATGGAGAATTTGATAATGAAGATTAGTGAAGACACGCTTTCAATACTTAGCAATTTTGCTTCTATCCAAAATTCGATTGTTGTGGATAGCGGTTCTGGCTTGAAGACTATTTCTGAGGATCGAACCATCATGGCACATGCGGTGGTGGACGAAACCTTTCCAAAGAAGTTTGGTCTTTATGATTTGAATGAGTTTTTGAGCGCAACGTCTCTTCTTGAAGATAGTCCAGTTTTTGAGTTTGAAGATCAGTTTATTTTTGTTGAGTCTTCTGATTCAAATCGAAAAATTCGTCTTGAATATTCTGATCCAGTCCTTTTGCAAAGTTGCGTTCCCGGTGGAACAATCTCTCTTCCTGATGACCCAGACTTTAAGTTTATCTTGACGAATGATAACGTCAAGACGATTAAGAAGTCTGCTGGTGTTCTCAATCTTCCTCATGTATGTTTCAACATGAAAGGTGACAGTATTGTTGCTTCGGTTGCAGACAAGTCTAAGAAGTCTCTCAATGGATTTGATATAAAGATCGCTGATGTTGAGATTGCTGGAGATTCTGATTTTTACACGACGCTGAATGTCGATACTGTAAAACTTTTTCCGGGTGATTATGTGGTGAGTCTTTATCGTACTGGAGTGTGTCACTTCTTTAATAAGAATCTTGATTTGGAATATTTCATCGCACCACAAACAAACTATTCTGTGGTGTCTGAATAAGGGAATTTATTATGAACGTTCGTGATGATTTTGTTTGGTGTCAGAAGTATCGACCCCAAACAATTGACGATTGCATCCTCCCCAAATCATTGAAAGAAACATTCAAGGATTTTATTGCAAATGGGGATATCCCAAATCTGCTGTTTTCGGGTTCTGCTGGAACGGGAAAGACTACTGTAGCAAGAGCGTTGTGCCAAGAACTTGGTGTTGATTATATCATCATCAATGGGAGTGAAAGTGGAAACATTGACACTCTTCGCAATGACATTCGCAACTTCGCTTCTGGTGTTTCTTTTACCAACAGCGGAAAGCGAAAGATTGTCATTCTCGACGAGGCTGATTATCTAAACCCGTCTTCAACTCAACCTGCTCTCCGTGGGTTTATTGAAGAGTTTTCTCAGAACTGTGGATTTATCCTTACTTGCAATTTCAAGAATCGAATCATTGAACCGATTCATAGTCGGTGTAGTGTAATTGATTTTCGATTTAGTAAGCAAGATAGTCCAAAACTGGCACTTCAATTCCTGAAGAGGACTATTGAGATTCTGGAAAAGGAAAATGTTAAGTATAGTGAGAAGGTTCTTGTTGAACTTATCATGAAGCATTTTCCTGACTTCAGAAGAATTCTTAACGAGCTTCAGCGGTATTCTGTTTCCGGTGAGATTGATGCTGGCATTCTTACCAATATTAGTGATAAGTCTATCAAGGATTTGATGGGATTTCTAAAGGAGAAGAACTGGAAAGATATGAGAAAGTGGGTTGTCCATAATTTGGATTCTGATCCATCTCGTATTTTCCGTCTTATCTATGATGGATTGTTTGGTTCTGTGAAACCTCAAAGTGTTCCGAAGGCGGTTTTGACCTTGGCTGATTATCAGTACAAGGCTGCTTTTGTGGCTGATGCAGAAATAAATTTGGTTGCTTGTTTAACTGAACTGATGGTAGAATTGGAGTATAAGTAATGGACATTTCAGAAAATCTTTCCACTGTTAGTAGAGATAGTGGATTCTATATCGTTGACTTTGAAAGTGTGGAGTTTGATTTGGAGCCGAGTGCAAAGGTATTCGGACCCTTTCTAACACTAGAAGCCTCGGCTCGATTTGCTAAGTATCTTGCATCAGGATATTCATCCGAGAGCGGAATGCTTTTTACCCAAGAAGAGGATGATGATTAATGGCTAAACTTGGGGATTTTCTAACTGCTATTAATCTTAGCAAGAAAAATTTGATGGAAGATGATCCATTAACTGAAAATGAGTATCCTCCCTTCGTGATCAATCGCTCACTATCTTATTTTCAGGATACTGTGCTTTATGCAAATGAGATGAACCTGCGGGGAAATCTCGACAATCGGCTTCAGAATGACTATTTGCTAAATAGTGTCAGGAAAAAGAAGCGATTTTCGAGATGGTTGAAGCCAGAACAGGATATTGATGTTGATGCGATCAAGGAGTATTATTCTTGTAGTGAAATGAAGGCACGCGAGATGTTTAGCGTATTGACGGGCGATCAGTTATCTCTTATTCATAAACGTTTGAAAAGAGGTGGTTTACAAAATGGAAAGCGAACCAAGAAAAGATGATGATCGAAAATATACAGAACCCAACCTGAGTTCACTCGTCGAGATTGAATTGAATGATGACGATGATTTTTTGAAGATTCGAGAAACGCTTACTAGAATTGGTATCGCTTCAAAGAAAGATCAAACCCTATATCAATCATGTCACATTTTACACAAACGCGGCAAGTATTACATCGTTCACTTCAAGGAGCTTTTTGCTCTGGACGGTAAGCCTTCTAATTTTGATGAAAATGATGTTGCCAGAAGAAATACAATTGCAAATCTTCTAGCAGAATGGGAACTTTTAAGTTTGGTTGATGTTGAAAAAAGTTCTGAACCAACAGTACCAATGAATCAGATTAAAATTATCGCCCACAAAAGTAAAAGCGATTGGAATTTAATCACAAAGTATAACATAGGAAATAGTTCAAAATAGGAGTGTGTTTTGGAACTTGTTGAAGCCAGTCTAAATCGAATCTATCAAAAAACGAAGAACCATGCTGTTGGTGCGGTCACTGCCTTTCGGGGTGACAAAACCAAGGCAGAGAATAAGGCAAATAACAAAAAGGTTCTTGCGTATCTAATGAATGCTGGCTACTCGGTCATCAAGGTGAAGGGTAGTTATTTGGAAAACTTTCGTAGCCATACCCAGAAGGAGGTTGGAGAAGAATCCTTTTTTGTTGCAAACTATAAGATTGAAGGAGATGACGGTGGTCAGCTTGAACGAGATTTAATCAAGCTCGGTCGTCTATATGATCAAGACAGTATTTTGAGTGTTCCTTTTGAACAAAAGGGTTATCTGTATGGAACATCAAAACGAGAAGACGGCTTTCCTGATTACAATCAAAAGGTAGTTGTTGGTAAACCAGTATTTGGTGATGCCAAGGGTGAATTTTTCTCTCGCGTAAAGGGGAGAAAATTTGCTTTTGAATCATACGAAGAGGCTTCAATGCCCATGACATATAACGGAAAGTGGGCTGTTTCACTTTACGCGAAAGAAATCCGCGAAGAGTTGAAAAAACTTGAAGATTAGGGTTGACAGATAAGTATTCCGTGCTTATCTTTAAGGTCAAACAAATGCCGAATTGGGTTTGTTTGAATTAAATATAACTTGCTTAATTAAGGAGAAATAGTATGACACGATTAGTACCATCTAATATTTTTAACGAACTTAGACACGATCCTTTCCTTGTTGGATTTGATCAGTTTTTTGATAGACTGGTTTCAACGGGTGCTGGAACTACACAGGCAGCATCGTATCCTCCGTATAATATCGTAAAGGTTTCAGAGGATGAATTTCGCATCGAGATTGCGATTGCAGGATTTAGTGAAGATGATGTGGAAGTAACCGTTCAAGACGATAAACTAACAGTAGAATCTGTTAAAGATCATTCTGCTGGGGTTGGTGACGAAGTTCTGATTCATCAGGGAATTGCAGAACGTAACTTTAAAAGAGTTTGGACATTGAGTCCCACCATTGGTGTTACGGGTGCAAAGTTTGTAAATGGTCTTCTCACGGTTAGTCTTAAAAACGAGACTCCTGAGAAGTTGAAACCCCGAAAGATACCGTTCAGCTAATCTTTCGGTTAGACCGGGGGGAGCTTTTGCTCCCCCCTTTTTTATGTTAGGAGATGTTTTATGTTTATTTTTAGTAAGCCCCATAGAGATATTGATCGTGTTTTTATTCATTGTTCTGCATCAGGATTAGCGGCGCATGACGATGTTGAAGTGATTCGTAGCTGGCACCTCAAGAATGGTTGGAGTGATATTGGTTATACCTATTACATCACTTTTGATGGAACTGTTCACCGAGGAAGGGATGTTGAAATTACTCCAGCAGCACAGAGAGGTCACAATACAGGAACGATTGCAATTTGTCTTTCGGGTCTTGCGGTAGGCGACTTTACTCAAGAACAGTTTGAGTCGTTAAGAAATTTGTGTGAACAAATTGATGACCGGATTCCTGATGTAACCTTTCATGGTCATTGCGAAGTTTCTGATAAGGAATGTCCTGTCTTTGATTACAAGGAAATTCTAAATCTAACTGATTTGGGGGTGATTCAGCGGACATCTTCTTTGTATGATTATGCTGATGAAGTTGCTAAACTCAATGCTGGAATTGTTGAATCCAAAAAAGAATTTATTAAATTGTTTGAGGAATTGATGGGTATCGAAGAAGGTGTGAATGATTTAATTGTTCGCACTCGTGAATTGGGAGATGAAATCGAAAAATTATAGGATTATATTATGGCATTTTATACAAACGTAAGAGCTGTTGGAAACCAGATTTTCCTTCGTGGCGTGGATGATCTAGGAGAACGATTCTCTAAGAAGGTTCGATACAGTCCAACACTATTTACTTCTTCAAAGAAAATTACGAAGTACACTACCATTGATGGTAAGTATGTTTCTCCAATTTCTTTTGGTGGATTAAAAGAAGCCAGATCCCGCATTGAGGGTTATAAAGACGTTGAAGGTTTCAATCTTTACGGCTTCGACAAGTTTGATACTACATTTATTGGTGATGAGTATCCCGAAGAAATCGAATATGATTTTGGAAAGATCATGGTTGCGAATATTGATATTGAGGTTGCCTCTGATGAAGGTTTTCCTCATGCAGAGTTTGCTGCCTCTCCAGTAATTTCAATTGCGGTGAAGTTCAATGAAGCATTTTATGTATTTGGTTTTGGGGAGCCTGATGGTTGTAAAATACAGGAAACCCTTGCAGAAAGAGATATCATCTATGTTTCTTGTGATAATGAGATTGATCTTCTTGATCGTTTTCTTTATACTTGGAATGAGTTTTCTCCTGATATCGTTACTGGATGGAATGTAAATGGATTTGATATTCCTTATCTCTACAATAGAATCAATAAGGTAATTGACGAGAAGACTGCAAAGACTCTTTCACCGTGGAAATTTGTTTCTTTTAGAAAGTTTCATTCTGGCTTTGGTCGAGAAGAGACTCGTCTTACCTTGAGTGGTATTTGTGTTCTTGATTATCTAGAGCTTTACAAAAAGTTTACATATGTTAATCGAGAGAGTTATCGTCTAGATTATATTGCGAACGTTGAGTTGGGCGAGAGCAAACTTTCTTATTCAGAATTTGGCAGCTTGCATACATTATACAAGCGGGATTATCATAAGTTCATTGAATATAATGTGAAGGATGTTGAGCTTGTTGGTCGGCTTGAAGATAAGATGAAGTTGATTGAGATGGCTGCTGCTCTTGCGTATTCTGCAAAGGTTAATTTGGATGATGTTTTCTCACAGGTGAGAATGTGGGAAAGTCTTTGTTATCACCATCTTCGCAAAACTAATCGAGTCTATCCCCCAAGAAAGATCACTTCAAAGAGTGAACAGTTTGAAGGTGCATATGTTAAAGAGCCTCATGTGGGATTTCATAAGTGGGTTGTTTCTTTTGATTTGAATTCATTGTATCCTCATTTGATGATGCAGTATAATTTGAGTCCTGAAAAGTTGGTGACAGAAAGTCAAGCAAACAACGATCTTGTTGAATCTCTGAAGCGTGGACCTTGGGATACCATTGCCAGTTATGATAAACTTATTGAAAAGGATTTTGACACATCACTGTTAAAGCGGGATGATCTTACGGTCACACCAAACATTATGTTCTTCAAGCGAGACTCTCAAGGATTCCTTCCTGAGATTCTGGAGGATCTTTATAACAAACGAAAGTCTTCAAAGAAGAAGATGCTCGAATGTCAGCAATTAGCAGAAGGTTCAACTGGATATGAAAAACAAAAGTATTTGAATTTGATTTCCAAACATAATAATGATCAGCTTGCTAGAAAAGTTCAATTGAATAGTGCGTATGGTGCATTGGGAAATCAATACTTCAGATTCTATGATCTTCGTATTGCGGAGGCTGTTACCAAAGCTGGTCAGCTTTCTATTCGTTGGATCGAACAGAGAATGAATGAATATTTGAATAATGTTTTGTCCACTGAAAATGTTGATTATGTAATCGCAAGCGACACAGATAGTATCTATGTTGTTCTCGACAAACTAGTTCAAAATGTATTTGCTGATGATTCAGATAAACAAAAGATAGTTAGGTTTTTAGACGAAGTATGCAGCAAAAAGATTGAACCTTACATCGACAAGTGCTATACTGACCTTGCTGAATATATGAATGCGTATGACCAAAAGATGGTTATGAAAAGAGAAGCAATTGCTTCGACTGGATTGTGGACTGCCAAAAAGAGATACGTTTTAAACGTGTATGATAATGAAGGAGTTTCTTACAACGAACCTAAGTTAAAGGTGATGGGACTAGAAGCGGTTAAGTCATCGACCCCAGAAGTATGTCGCGACAAGATTAAAGGCACTTTGTCTATTATGATGAACGGGTCTGAAAAACAAATTCAAAAATATATTGCAGAATTTAAAGAAGAGTTTTTCGGTCTTTCCGCAGAGGATGTTGCTTTTCCTCGTGGTGTGAATGGAATTAAAAAGTATGAGGAAAACAACAAATACATAAAAGGCACACCCATTCATGTGAAAGGTTCTATTATTTACAATCGGTTAGTCAAGGAAAATAATTTAAATTTGATGTATCAAGAAATTCGTGATGGAGACAAAATTAAGTTTTTATATCTCAACAAACCAAATCCTTGTGGCGAAAGTGTTATTTCTATTTCAAATAATTTGCCAGAGGAATTTGGGTTGAATACATATATTAACTATGATATGCAGTTTGTTAAATCATTTCTTGATCCCGTAAAAGTGTTGTTGGACTGTATGGGTTGGAAATCCGAAAAGACCAGCACGCTAGAGAGGTTTTTTGTATGACAAATAATGAAAATATTAATGATGAAATTGAGTCTGAATCGTTTGATAATGCTTTAGAAGCTCAAAACTCTGCGAACGAAGTTCTTGGTGCTTTGTTTGGTTCTGAAGGTGACGGTTTAGAAAAGGCTGGCATCTTTATGCTAATGGATGATATTAAGAATGATTCCGTTCGACCAGTAATTGATTGGATTTTTAGGAACAATCTTTCACCAAACCAACCAGAACATTTAACTTTAATTTTGAATTCTGGTGGGGGTAGCGTGACAGATGCATTCGCGCTTATTGATACTATGCGAGGTTCTGGTATTCCTATTCATACAATTGGTTTAGGTGAAGTATCTAGTGCAGCTTTGATGATCTTTATGTCTGGAGAGAAGGGTTATCGAACTCTTACTCCAAACACTTCAATCTTGTCTCATCAGTATTCTTGGGGTAAGTGGGGCAAAGAACATGAACTTGTTACTGCGGTAAGAGCGTTTGATCTAACTGCAAAGATGATTCTTGATCATTATAAGAAGTGTACAGGAATGAGTGAAAAGAATATCCGTAAGGTGTTGCTTCCTGCTCATGATGTTTGGTTGAGCGCATTGGAAGCAAAGAAGTATGGAATCTGCGATGCAATTAAGGACTTGAAGTAGATGTATACAATTATTACGAAAGATAATTGTAAGTGGTGTGTTCTGGCAAAGAAGGAATTTAAAAAGAGGAATCTCTCATACCATGAGAGGAATATTCCAGAGGATCTTTCTAAAGAAGAATTTCAACATATAACTGAACAACACGATACAAAGTTAACAGTCCCTAAAATCTTTAAAGGGACAGAGTTGATTGGTGGTTATGAGGATCTTCTTGAATATTTTGAAAATGATCAAGGTGGATATGGAGAAGGTAAATTATGAGTGGAACATTTGATTTTCTTGGTGATTTGAGTAAGGTGAATTCGTTTGTTGATCAGTATGCAGATGTAACGTCATATACTGATACAGGTTCTTATATTTTGAATGGTCTTATTTCGGGTTCGATTTATAAAGGTCTTCCGGGGAATAAGATTACTGCCCTTGCTGGTGAGTCTGCAACAGGTAAGACTTTCTTTCTGATGGGAATGATTCGCCAATTTCTTAATGATCACAAAGACGGTGGAGTTATTTTCTTTGAGAGTGAGTCTGCCATTACACACGATATGTTTGATGAGCGTGGTATTGATAGCGAACGTGTAACAATGCTTCCGGTGTCTACTGTTGAAGAGTTTCGTACACAGGCAATGACTATTCTGAAGAGAGTTCAGGAGACACCCGAAAGTAGTCGTCACCCTCTTCTGTTTTGTTTGGATAGTCTGGGTCAGTTGTCAACAAGCAAGGAAGTTGCCGATGTGGAATCTGGTTCTGAGAAGAGGGACATGACTCGCGCTCCTATGATCAAGGGCGCGTTTCGTGTGTTGACGATTCAGTTGGGTAAGCTAGGAATCCCAATGGTTGTCACTAATCATACATACGACAGCATCGGGAGTCTGTATCCAACAAAGGAACTTGCTGGTGGTAGTGGCTTGAAGTATTCTGCTGATAATATTATATTTCTTTCAAAGCGAAAGGAAAAGGTTGGGACAGATGTTGTTGGTAATGTTATTCATTGCAGAAACTATAAGTCTCGTTTGACGGTGGAAAACAAGATGGTTGATGTTCTTCTTCGTTACGATACAGGACTTGATCGGTATTACGGTTTGATTGAACTTGCTGTGGCTCATGAAATTTTCAAGAAGGTTTCTAATAAGATCGAGTTGCCGGATGGAAACAAACACTATGCAAGTCACATTATAAAAAACGCAGAGAAGATTTTTACAAAAGATATTTTAGATAAGATTGACGAGGCATGTGGGGTTGAGTTTAAATACGGAACCACGCAGGCTGTAATGTCTGAAGGTGTGGAGGAGAGTGGTGATGTGGGAGAAGTCTAATGTCGATTCTAAATGAGGCAAATGAAGTAGACATCAAAAGTTATTATAATGTCATTCCTAATTCTGACGGAAATGTTAAAATTATAGATGGACCTTTTGAGGGGTTGATTTATAAGTATGGTGAATTTAAGTTGGTGGCTCCGAAATCGGAGGACGAACAACCAGCAATGAAGTATGACTTTGACATTATTCACATGCCACCTGATTTAAAAAACATGAGTTTCCCTGATGAAATGAAGAATACATTTGATCAGCTTTTGGTTTCTATTCTGGTAGACATGGTTCAAGACAACATCGCCGAGGAAGTGAGGATTGATTATGACAACACGAACGGAGAAGGTGATATTGACGAGTCTTTTGAAAGACGAGTCTTTTATAAAATCGACAGTTCCGTTCCTTAAAGAAGAATACTTTCATGACAATGTTGAGCGTATTGTTTTTAATTCGATCATCGAATATATAAATAAATACAACACCAATCCATCAAAGGATGCTTTGTCGATTGAGATTTCTGAAAAGTCTAATGTCGGGAAAGAATATGATTCTGTTATATCTCTTTTAGATGAGCTTGATCAGAACAACTCAGATCATGACGAAAAGTGGTTGATGGATGCAACAGAAAAGTTTTGTCAAGACAAGGCAATTTACAATTCAATCATGGAGTCTATTCAGATTCTTGATGGAAATACGAAAAAGGATAAGGGTGCTATTCCAACTCTTTTGACAGAGGCTCTTTCTGTTTCGTTTGATTCTCATATTGGACATGATTATATTGAGGATTCTGATGAACGATTTGCATATTATAGGAGAAAGGAAGAACATATTCCTTTTGACATTTCTCTTCTGAATGAGATTACAGAAGGGGGGTTGACTAAAAAAACGTTAAATGTTTTGATGGCATCTCCGGGTGCTGGTAAAACTTTGGCAATGTGTCATATGGCTGCAAGTGCAATGTCTAGTGGATACAATGTTTTGTATATTACTCTTGAAATGGCAGAGGAAAAAATCTCTGAAAGAATAGATGCGAATCTGATGAATGTTTCGATGTCAGACTTAAAGAGTCTTGCCAAACAAATGTATGACAAGAAGATTGGTGATTTGCGACAAAAGACTACGGGTAAACTTATTGTAAAAGAATATCCAACAGTTCAAGCTGGAGCAGGACACTTCAGACATTTGGTGAAAGAGCTTACTATGAAAAAGAAGTTTGTTCCTGATCTTGTTTTTATTGACTATATCAATCTTTGTCAGTCGATGGTTTACAGGGGAGCAAACGTAAATAGTTATGAGAAAATTAAAAGTATCGCAGAAGAACTTCGTGGATTGGCTGTTGAACTCGCTGTTCCCATTGTTACTGCGACTCAGATTAATCGTTCTGGATCATCTAGTAGTGATGTTTCAATGGAAGACGTGGCAGAGAGTTTCGGTCTTCCTGCGACGGCTGATCTTTTTCTGGCGTTGATTCGTACAGATGAATTGGATGAGATGAACCAGATTATGATTAAGCAATTAAAAAATCGTTATTCTGATATGACTGCCAAACGAAGGTTTGTGATTGGTGTTGATCGTAATAAAATGCGATTGTTTGATTGTGAAGATGATGCTCAGGGTGAGATTATGCAGGATAGTGGATTATCCTCAACGGTCAGTTCTGGCATTAGTAAAAGTTCATTTTCAGATTTGATTGTGGACTAAATATATCGCATAATGTTCATGAGAACATAAACAAAGGAGAACCAAATGGAATTTTTAACAGGAAATGTAAGTGCAATCGTTGAGATTGTAACTCAGGTGGTTGGTGTTGCTGCTCTTGTTGCAACACTTACCCCAAATGAGTCTGACGACAAAATCGTTGGATTCATTCTCAAGATTGTTAATGTTCTGGGCGCTAACGTTGGTAAAGCATCCAACGATCCCACTGCCTAGATAAACAACACATCTAAATTTAAGACCCAGAGTCTAGATTATATTATTT